GGGCGCTAGTACACACCAATCTAGAGGTACAAATTTCGATTTAAGAAATTGTAACTCCAATAAGTTTTCGAACTTTTGTAAGTTCCCGCTTTTATCTGCGGATGTGGCTATAAAGCCTAATTTTGTTGTAGTCTCAGATACACTCTGTCGATTAAAATACTTTAATGTATTGCAATCTGCTGATATAATAACATCATCTCCATATGTCAATAATGCCACATCTCGGTGAAAATCAGTAAAATCTGGACTCAACCCAACTGATATACGTCCATTCAAATAACTTGCATATAGAATATACACATTTGTTATTGAATTAAAAACGTCAGTCATAGGGTTACCTGATTTATTACCTAATTCTGTTCTCATCAAATTGAATCCAACTAATACATACGAATTCTGTAATATATATAGTAGTCCATGTCTAACTGGACATCTATCATCATAGTATTCATCTGTAACTCTACGATAAAACTCAAATGCTTGCGGTGATACACTTCCATCATAATTAGTATAATCGACATCAAATCCATACTTACCTTTACTACGCAAATACTCGAATATACTTTTCCACGCCACCTCATAGTCAATTCCAATTGCACTATGGGTAACAAATCCAGGATTTTTCCTAATATAATTAAGAAAACTACCAAAATATTTACGCACTAACATAGTATATTCCAACGACGGTTGTTCAAATATGCGTGTTTTACCCTGCTTAACTTTTTCGATTTTCCGTAATTCATCCTTTACAGTTGCAACCCATAATGGGCTATTTTTAATAACACCTACTTTGAGATTGTCTTCCAAATCCGACAATCTTTTCACAAACGTTTGTCCATGTATAGGAATAATAAAGTTTTTTGCTTTTGCCGAGAAAGCGTAATTAACATCATCAATTCTATCGAAAAATTCATACTTACCATTACTAAACCATTTTGACAAAATGCCGCTGGATGTGCTCATAACCAGCCGATTCATAGTATCATATCCATTAATAATCTCAAATTCAGTCAACAAATGCTTATCTCTTCCTTGTGGAAATTGTTGCACATATTGTTGTACACACAATTCGTGCATACGAGGTTCAACAACATGTGTATATTTTGGAATACATTTTTGTGCATTGGAATACATTGCGTGGAAATCATCTGTAATTCCTTTGTAAGAAGGTGCATATTTATTTGGCCACTCATCATGTTCCAACCATTTTCTTTTATCTGTCTTATCAATCATTACAGTATTCAACTTCACACCATTAACACTAACTTCTCCCAAATTTTCTATGGGAGTATTCCAATATTTACTAACTTTCCCATTGCATTGAAAATTAATTTCCTCTTCTATGGGTAATTCACTA